CGTACAATACTACAGCTCCAGTTAAATTATCATCCTTTCTGTGAGGAAACTTAGATATTGCTCTGAGATTACTGTTAGGGGTAAAGTCTGCCTTCCCTTTAGTGTTGTAATACATCTCCCCTACCACACCAATCGTATCCAAGTTGCCAGATATGACTCTGTTGTACTGTTCTTTTAATGAGTTAACGTCAAAGGTATTTGCTGTAACTTGCAAGGTTGCTTCCTGAGGAGTAAAGGGATGTTCAGCTATATACTGATCGTAAGACTTTGGGTCATTCCCTTTCTTCTTTTTCTCTCTTTGTTCTTCTTCGTACTCAACTGCCTCATTAACCATGCTGTTTCCATTCTCATCTATGAATCCATCTAGGTTTTTGTAGATCGGGACGAAGTATCCACAGATTGTTCCCATAGCCCCAGCATCCCAGTCGTTCTCAAACCCTAAACAGTTGTAAGCCTCAGGGTGATAAAAGAGTTCTTCCAGTCCTTCGAATCCAGGACCTTCTTCTCCACCAGTTCCAAAGGCAATCATGGTACCTAACGTCTTAGAACCCTGTCTCATTGTAGGCATAGCTACCTCCCAAGCCTTAAGCAAGCCTGAGAATGAACCTGATTCTTCGAAGAAGATTAGTTCCCCTGCTTTACCACGTATCTTGTCTGGATCATCTTTTAGAGATACCCCAATTATCTGTGACTTAAACCCTAGGGTCACGTCAGCCCCATTTACGTTCTTCTTATATCCTGATTGCTTGTGCATTTCACGGTCAATGAGACGAGGTTGTGTCCAAGCTGTGTTGTCGTCTATAAAAGATATGATATCCCAAGCTTTAGATAGCATTCCATCACCAGTTAGGTACTGCTTATCCGATGCAAACACAAAGTTCTTACTGTTTCTAAGGTGAAAGTAGTTCCTACATAGCATAGCTGCAGCCTTGTAAGAAAAACCCTTACGTCTAGCCTTAAGTACAACCATGTGTTTGTTCTCTCTTCTGGCCTTATCTACAGCATTAAAGTACTCAAAATCCCCATCATAAAAGGCTGGAAATGTCCTATCTCTTCGTGATATTATCTCCCCATCTGGCTGTTCTTCATCGATAATTCTATCAATAGGGCAGTAATTAAGGTAGAAATAGTGGAATCCTGATATCTTAACCCCATTTATCTCATGCCCGTGCATGCACCTGAACTGCTCTCTGTCCCAATAATCGTAGTATTGCTTGGTTCCAGGTAGGGCATCAGTATAGTGCCCATATTCAATATAGTGCTTAGCAACCTGTGAGAATAAGTGAGTATCCTTCAGCATTATTCACTGTATTTGTTGGTCTTAACCCCTGCTCTGTTAGGGTTATCCTTAGCCTGCTGCTTCTGTACTAGCTCTTCTAGTCTATCTAAGCCTTCGATTACTTCCCCAATCTTAGATAGGTTAGCAACAAGGTCTTTTGCCTGGTAGAGAAGCTTACCGTTCTCATCCATAGCTGTAAGATCGATGTCTTTGAAGTACTTCTCTAGCTTATTAACTGCAGATCTAGCAGACTTAAGTAGTTTGATAGCATGTGTATCGGACAACTCCCTGTACTTATTCAATCCTGCATGTAAGTTAGGGGTTGACTTGACCTTTAAATCCTCTAATAACTTATCTTTTCTTTCGGGCTCGTCATAAGCTGCATAACTGGACCTGTGATCTGCAAAGAAGTAGATAAATGCTAACTCTTTAGTAGTTAACTTCTCGAATTCTGGGATAGTCAGAGCATACGGGGATGGTATAACTACATTATTATTTACTGTTAGCAAGTCTTTCATTTTTCCGTCTAGTTTTCTCGTTTAGATGGGCTATTCTTTCTGATTTAGCTGAGAATGCCCCAAAATATGGGAGTCTGATTGTAGCAAACCCCCCTTCTTTCATGATTTTAGCTACATACTTAAACTGATAGTAGATAATCTCCTCTACTTTTTGTAGTGGGAGGTTATGTTTAGTAGCTAACTTCTGAATGATTATTTTTTCTTTGTTCATTTTCTAAGGTTAATCGGTTTTCCCGACTTACCAATCTCAATTGGCTCCCATCTAGAAGGATCATCAGGGCATTTAGCTGTTTGCCAGCTAGCCTTCTGCTCAATATAGCACCCACACAAGCCACATTGCTTAGTGTCTTCTTTTAAGTTTGGGCAGGCTAGACAAGTTTCTAGTCTTTTTCTATATTCATCTTCGGTTACAGATGGCATTCCTGCTGCAACATACTCTGCTGATGCTTTTGCAAAGTTGGCAATCATCTTAAATAATGACGGGGTTTTATTACTCATACTTCTTCGATGTTTGGTTCTATTAATTCTGTTAAATGCAATCCTTCTACATTTCCATACCCATCCTGTATCACCATTAGTGAGTAAAACCCTATATAAAAAAAGGTTAATACTTTAGTTGGAGGGATGAATACTGGGTTCATATTGGGAGAATGTGTATTTCTACTGGCTCTCTTTTTAAGATCTTAGATATCTCATAACCGTTCTTGGTTTGCGTGATTGCTCCCTTATCTTTCAATCTTTTCACGTAGTTATTAAGGGTGTTGTGGTCCTTAATTCCCAAGACTTCTGATACTTTCTTTTTGTTAGCAGGAGAGCACAGATTTACAGTCTCGCTTAAATTGATAAACTCAGCTAAGACTTTAAGCTCTGTGTCCGTAAGCTCTAGTATCCCGTTAAATATCTGGAGAAATTTCTGGGTCGTATCCGTCTTGATTACGATCCTCCGTACTTTCTGTTGGTTCTTCATTTGTAATTTGGATTTTAGCTCGCCCTTCTACTATTTTAATCTTGCATCTTTTAGAGTAACTGTTAAATTCTTCTACATGCTCGTCTATATTCTCTCTGGTTATTAGAAAAGAGAGAAACACCTCCAATTCTTTGGCGGCTTTTACGATATCTTCTGTTACTTTACTCCCTGATTCTGCTTGCTTACGAAGGGCGTCAAAGTCAGCTAGGGATATTGTTACTGTCCCTACCATTTTTACTTGTTTATTACCCCAAGAAGCATGAATTCGTTAACCATTACATATTGAACGCCATCAACATCGATGATTACGCCTTCCGTGTGCGGGTGCACGTATACGGTATCTCCCTCTTTAACCTGTTTGCATTCAGGTCCAACTTTAATGGCTTCGAGAATATTAGATTTTAGGGAGCTTGCGGCTTCGTCTGACAATAGGATTCCGCTGTCTGTTACTTTCTTGTGTGGGATTGGGAGTACAACCCAATCTCTGGTAGGATTAAAGTTCATATTACGTTTGGTTTTATGCAAATGTAATAGGAATCTTTATATAGTCAATACTTTTATTAAAAAACAGCAAAATAAAGTGTGGTTGCAGCTAAGCCTCCTAGACCTATAGTTAAGGCTGTGTTTTTTATCTTTAGAACTCTGACCTGCTTTTTAAGTCTGAGCGTCTCGTTTTCATTCTCAGTTTTTATTCTAGTGTCAATTACTAGTTTGTTCTCATAGACACTCTGTAACATTTCTACACTGGTAGCCTGAACTCCAGTTATTTTAGAGTAATAGTCTAACTTTTGATTTTGGAGTTGATACAGCCTCTCCAACCTGGTAGCGGCATCGTACCAGTACATCATCGAGTTAAAGTTGAGGTTAATTAAGCTCGTTTGGTATGTTGATAGTACGGGAAAAGAATCCTGCTTTGAGGAGGGAGTCCGAAACTTTAAGGACTTCTGTGAGCTTGCGGTTAGCACCACGAGCATCAGCATTAAGGATATTGTAAACCTCTTGACGATAGTATTCATTGACAATGGGTTGTTGGTTAATTAATGTATCTGAGACCAGATTTAATGAGTCTATTTTATTGTACAGAGAGTCAATCTTAATTGAGTTCTCCATTACCTGTTGCATAAGACTATCATTTATTTCTTCAAGTCTGTCTTGCAGTGGGTCTCTATCCTCCTTGCAAGTTTTAACTGTTGTAGCAATTCCTATTAACAATAGCAATGCTGAAAAAATTTGTATTATTCTTATTGTTATGCTTTTTTCCATCTGGTTATGTGTAAGTTTCTAGACAATGGACGAACTTTTCTAAATACTCCATCGCCTCTCCTAGAATCTCTAGTACCTCTTTCGTTTGTATTCCCTTCAATAGTTTGAACTGAGTATTTTCCGACATACTCTACTATTCCAGTGTGTCCTATAGCTTTATATCTTCTGCTGTTTTTAAAGTGGGAATAACTTAGTGTCATAACAAGTACGTCCCCAGGAGAATATGATTGATAGAATCTACCATTGGTATAGATTACATCTTTTTTGTTATACGCAGTTGGACTCCAACCTGTAATTTTATTAGGCACTCCACACTCTTCAAGCACACCCATTACAAAGAAACTGCACCATGCCCATCCAGGTCTCCATCCTTGTCTCTCCATTAGCTTACGGAAATATCTATCCGTAAATCCTTGGTTATTGCCTCCCTTCTCGTGAATACCAATAAACGACTCTGCAGTTAATCTTACGCAGTAGCCGTCATTACTAACCAAAGGATTAGCAGGAAAGAGAAGAGCAATCCAAAGTAAACCCACAAGTATAATTTTATTCTTTGCCATGCCGTTAGTTTGTTTCTAGTTTCTAATTTAATTTCTCTAGAATAAAAGTACTTCTGCAATCCTCTAAAATTAAAGTAACCACCAAGGAATGCTACAAAGTTAGCAAATACAAGGATTAATCCTGCTAAGAGAACCTGCTGTAAGTACTCCATAGAGATTAGTGGATCCCCAAAATAAGTAGAGCTTAAGTATCCGAAGTAAGTAAACGCTACAAACGCTAGTGGTACAGACCACAGCCCATCAAAGAGCTGTAGTCTATACTTGATTGATTTTAATATTGTTCTCATCCAAAGAATTCTTTAGTCATTGTATCTAGATTGATAGTAGTTCCGTTTGTCTCATTCTTTCCCTGCGCAGGAAGGAATTCGTAGTCAAATATCAGTCTGCTATTTGGAGGGTAAGTCAATGTGTTAGTAGTAGCATTGTAAGATACTGTATCACCCTTTTGCAAATTTAAAGTCGTATCTTGAGTTGAAGACATTGTTCTATTCCAAGCAGTTCCGTATACGTTGTCTCCAGGGGTTGTAAACTTATCATTATACAACTTATATCTACAAACAAAGTCAGGTAGATTCTTAAAGTAAGAGCTAATTAGTGTAGTGTAAGGTATATCCTTAGACAATATGCCATTAATGTACGCCTCCCCTTTAATTGTATCCGCATCTACTATTACAATATCACTTGCAATGTTTAGGCAGTGAGTATCATGACTCTTAAATTCTACCTTCCAAGTAGTTCCATACGCTTCAGCAAGCTGACGGTCCGTGAATCCAGTCTTTCTTTTAAGTTCAGCAATTGTGTACTTAGGGTGAGACTTAGTAAATCTAGTTGGGTTAGGAGTAGAGCTAGTCTTGATATAAGTTCTACGAATAACCGATCTCCACATAATGTTTTCATCGTGTGGGAAGTGTACACCAAATGATACGTTATTACCTTGCTCGTAGTAGAAGTTGTAGTCATACCCAGTTGCTGTTGGGACAATGCTAATTTCAGCCCAACCTACCCAACTCTTCTGTCCTGAACCAGGAGGAAGATTTACTAGTTGTCCATTAGAATCCAAGATAGTATCAATGGTAAATTCTTTGTAAGGCTTGTACAATACAAATGTGTTATTGTCCATGCTTACAATATCCATATCAGTTGAGTGTAAGTGCCCAGCTACAAGATTCAATGGATACATACCAAACAAAGATTCAGTAGAGTCAACTTGATATGTAAAAGTAGTAGTAGGTTCAAACTTCCCAGTTGTAGGATTCTTGACCATCTTAGTGAAATCCATCAAGCAGTTTTCAATCAGAGCTTTTGTAACTCTCTTATTGATCTGTCCGTTAATTGCCCCAAACTCTGTTGGGAGGTTAAGCAGTCTTAGAGATTTTTCTAAATTTTGCATTGT